CATAACTCTTGCCCTTGATGCTTCTGGATTGTTTGGGTCAAATTGTGATGTAGCACCATACCCAGAAGATAATGCTTCTACAATAATATTAGGTGGTACATATTCTGAAGCAATAGCCATAGCTTGATTGATGTCAGTTTGTGATGCAATTAATGTAACAGCTTCTGTAGGTATGCTATACACATTTTGACCTTCTAACGCAGGACCTTGACTTTGTGTTATTTCTAATAACCTATTTATAAATTCTTGTACTGACATTAACCTCCAACTCCTATTAATGTATCAGATAGTTCATCTTTTAATTCTACTTCAAGTATAGAACGATATAAAGGTTCAAAGTCAGGATATTCAATTATTAAAGAATTAGCTACATTTCTTAGATGGCTTCTAAGTCCTAATAACTTTTTAGAATTTTTAAAAGATTCTGCAGTTGCTCCTGCTTTTATAGATTCACCAATAACCCAATCTCTTTCTTTTGCATATATACCAAAAGCAATAGCTGAATCAAAGTCTTTTACCATATCTATAGGTTGATATGTTCCTCTATCAATCCAGGTGTAAAGTTCATCTATAGTTTCTTCTAGTTCTGGTTTTACTGCAGAACCTGCAAGTTTAAGACCATAACCAAAATATGTATTTTCTAGTTCTATTTTTTTATTTCTTTTTAGTTTTTGTGCATAAGCAGAGTTATTGTTTACAAGATTGTTTTCTCTTATAAAGTTTTCATAAGCTAATCCACCAAGCAATCTGTTTTTAGCTCTAACCCATTCATCTATACTTCTTGGTTTTATATCACCATCTTGTAATGCATTCCAATAAGAATCATATGAAAACTCACCATCATCTAGTGGCTCTAGATAGTAAGCTGTCAAATCAAACTTATCGTACAGTTCAGGATTTTGCCTTCTCCACTCTGCACCATCTATAGTCATAGGTCTTTTCTTTATAGTCTGTGATTTAGTAGTTACTAAAGCTGTTGGGTCTAGACCAAATCTTTCTATAAATATTTTTGTTGCTTCATAATCATCACCACCTGTAGATTGTTTTATATTTCTATATTCTTGTGCAAGTGTTTGAAAAAAGTAAATGCCTTTTTTATCTTCTGTAAAACTATATGTTGGAGAAGCTGCACCTGTAGGACCAACAAACTGTGATAAACCTCTATAAACAAATATTCTTCTTGCATATTTCTTAGCCATTTCCATACCTGCTTCTGCACCTTCTTTAGTAGAATCATTGACAAGTCCTGCCATAACCATAGCTTTATAAACATCTATTTGTGTATTAGCAAATAACCTTTGATTTTCTGCACCACCCTTAGCAAATGCTGTGTAAAACTTTTTAAGAAATGCTGGAGGTTGTGCTACCTGTTCTAATAAACCTGCAAACCCACCTTCTACTTTTACACCAAAGTCACCAAATATAAATTGATTAACTACACCTTCTTCTGGTAAACCTTTAACTAGGTATGCAGCAGGTACTCGTAATACTGGACCAACACCAGGTATAATACTTGCTACTAAGTTAACTGATGATACATAAGCAGGGAATTGTACATCTACACCTTCTTGTTTTAAATCACCAAACATCCAATCTGATACAATTCCAGAGCCTGGATAACCAAACACCTCTTCTCCATTGATTGGATTTTTATAAAAGAAACCTCTTGAACCATTAGGGTCAAATATAGGATTTTGTTCTCTAGCTGATTCTACAAATTGTCCTAAACGAAATACAGGTCTTAGTGCATTTTCCTTAGATAATCTACCCCAAGTTGTTAAGATTTCTGTATATGCATTAAAGAATGGAAATAAAAACCTAACATTTTCTCCTGCTCTAGTTCTTGTAGATATATCATATAATAATTTTTTAGTTTCATCTAAAGACCAGGCTTTCATCATATCATCAAATATATCTAAATCAGCAATAGTTCCTTCTCCTGTCATAAAACTAGAGTTTTCTATTTTCTTTAACCAGCTACGAAGTTTAGGGTCATACAATACATCTTCTTTGAGTGCTTTTCTTGCATTAGCAACTATCTGTGGTTTAAGTGCAGCATCTACATACTGAACACTATCTGATACTTTTTTCCAATATAATCTTTTAAATGCTGGTGCTCTTGATAAATTATCAGTTCTAGCCCCCATTAATGTAGTAAATAAAGAATCTGTAGTTTTATCCCATAATGCAGATATTCCTTTTTTAGCTCCTGGTGATGCGATAAATTCACCTCTAATAATATTAGGTGCTGTTTTACCCATGAACCCTACAAGTCCTTTTGTTATTTCATCTTGCACACCAACTATTTCAGAAACTAATCTGTTATATTCTTTGTCTGTGATTAAGTTTTCTTTTTTTTGTCTTAATACTTCTTCTAAACTCTTAGCTTCTTTGCTCTTTGTTTTAGCAATAGCATTTTTAAGAGGACCATTTATCATGTCATATTCAACATCTTTAAATTTAAACTTGCCTTTGTTGGCAACCATTTCTAAATTTTGTTTTGCAGCAGAAGTCTTTACCCAATTTATAGCAGATGCACCTTTGTCAATAACTTGCCCACCTAGTATTTGGTGTAAATTAGCTCTTTGTGTATATAAAAATTCTTCTGCAACTTTTTTATTTGTAAGTGCTTTATGGAATGGATGACTTGGGTCACCAACTAAATCTTCTAAATATTTACGATACTTACCATTTTTTCTATACATTTGATTGACTAATTTATCAAATGTTAATTTAGATATACCTGCATCTATACTTGCAATTTCTACAGCCATTCTGTCATTTATAGCTTGATAAACATTTCTTGTTAAATTTGGTGCATACTCTGGGTTACCTTGTAATGTTGTACCCCATCTAGTTGGACTGCTGTATTTTCTTTTAGCACCTGCAGCAAAACCTATTCGTTGTGATAATGCCTTAGCAAATTTTTCATCTGCTTCCCACAAACCAGCAACCATCTTTACATCTAATGTTGGGTCAAATGCTTTATCTCCTTTGTAAAAGGCTCTAGCTATTAATTTTATAGGATGTGTTATAGGGTCAGCTAAACCTCTAGCTATAATTCTTAATTGTTCTTCACCAATAACTTTTGTAGTCCAAGCTGGTTTTAGTAAAGCTAATGGCTTAAATATTGTTGAATAGTAACCATCAAAGAAATTTGTTGCAGCTTGTGATTTAGGGTCTAATATATTTTTAAAATTACTACCAACTTTTTTTTGTAATATTTTACTAGCTTTTACAACACGCTTAGGGTCAGGTAAGTACACATTAAAATTTTGTTGACTTTCAAACAATGCTTGATTTAGTTGTTTAAAATCAGGATTTTTTTCTAATACTTCATCAGATGCGTTTAACAAAGCTCTGTCTGACATTCTCATAGTATTTCCTGTGCTGTCAATACCATACTGACCTAAGTTCATTTCTTTAATTATTTCTACATCTTCAAAACTTTCTTTAGCTTTTTTAGATAAATAACCTGTAGCATCATCTAGTAAATCCCCAGTAACTCCAGCCTCTTTTAGTGCTGGTCTATATACATTTTGTAAGAAGTTAGACACAACTCTTTTAGTTTCTAGTCCTGCATCTTTTGCATACAAAGCATCCATAAAATCATTTATCATTGTTTTTCTCGCATCTGCTTTTACACCTGCATTTAACAAAAAGTTATGTATATTTTTTAATGCATCAGTTCTAGATTCTGGTCTGACATCAATTTCTGTTCCATAAAGTTGTGCAAACTCATTTCTAATTTTTGCAAAAGTTGTATTTTTTCTTATTTGTGGAATCACACCTGGGTCATCTGCAACTCGTAATATGTTTTCTTTGTTAATAATTCCAGACATTATATCTGCACCACCATCCTCAAAAGACAACTGTGGATTTTTTCTTTTAGCTAATCTAATTTCATTCATTATGTCAGCATTTAATTGTGTTTTAGTATGTGACATTAAAACATCTGGGTCATCACCTACTTGCCATAATACTTTTTTAAAGTTAGTACCATCAGCACCTTGCAACCAAGCATCAGCATCTTTTGCAAAGACTTGCCTAATACCATTTTTTAACAAACCTTGATTTTCTACAACTTCTACACCACCTTTAAAAGTTTTAGATGCTTGTCTAATTTTAGAAATACCAAGTGTTGCATAAGTAGATGGGTCAGCAAATATCTGTAGTACTGCATCTAAGAAACCTGTCATAGTATTGTACATTCTTGTACCAGGTTCAAAGATGTCATCAAGAGGTTTAAATAAAAATCTACCAGGAGTTACTATTGGTTCTAATCCTGCTTCTTCAAACTTTCTTGCTCTTTCACCAACAAACTGTATATTTTGTGTTTGTGCTTTTTTTGCATTTGCATATATTTGCTCACCCAGTACATTGTTCATTACATACTCTCTAGCAATAACTGGGTCTATTCCTTTGTCAATTAATTCTTTAAATTCATCAGTATCTTCTGGTTTTGTTGTATCTAAGAAAAAACCTTTACCAATATCATATGCTTGACCATTCATTTCTGCTTTTAATACTGGCGTTAGTTGTGCTGTACCCTCACTTGCTGTTGACCAAGCATCTGAAAAACTAGCACCTGTCTGTTGTTTATACTCTAAAGCTCTAGCTAACTTAGGTGTTGTTGCTTCCCAACCAGAATCTATAAGTAAATCTAGAGCTTGTACAGTTCTTTTACCCATAGCTTTTGCTTTTTCAAATAAACTTTGTTTTAATTTATTATTTGATTTTTCTTGTTGTATTGCATTTTTTGTAGCAATCTCTGCAACTCTAGGGTCATCTGCAGATAATCCTAATTTAGTAAGTCCTACTAATAAAGAACCATTAAGTGATGGGTTAGCGTATAACATTTGCGAAGCTCGTTGTGCTTCTTCTTCAGTTATAGTAAAACCTTTACCATACTTTCTTTTTCTCTGTGATAGTTCTAGGCTGTTATCTTCAAATATGTTGTCATCTAAAAAAAGGTCAAAGTCTGCCATATCATTGATTCATTAAATTTAATACTGCAGGGTCATTTGTCAAAGCATAAACTTCGTAAAGCAACTGATTAACATCTTGTGTTTGCTCTGGTCCTACACCTGGACCAAAAGGTAATCCTGATGTTACTGGCTCTGTAGGTCTTGCTGTACCAGAAAAAACATCAATGTCAGGTGTTTGTTGTGCTGGTCTACCTGGTGCTGTTGGTAAAGTATCTTTAGGTAATGGAGCAGCCTGTTGTTGCTCTGTTAAGTCTTGCTGTTCGCCATAATCCATACCAGGTATTCTACGAACTGCCTGTGTGTTATCTTGATAGTTTCTCGCTGGTGGTGGTACATTTAAACCTCTGTTGCTAGAACTCCTCGTTGCCATCTTCATTCTCCTCGTTATCATAAAACATAAATGTAGAACTTATAATCATATAACCAAAAGGAAAAGCTAGAGGAGGCATTTGGTCATGATATATTTTAGATACATCTTCAGCTTGAAATATTATATTGTCACCAATTTCATCTAGTTCCCCTAATGAATTGTGAACTATATCTGCAAAATCTTTATTTATTGACACTACCCACCTAATCCTTGTAATAATTGTGCTATGCCTGGTGGAGCACCCTGTGGTGGTAGGGAAGCTCCTCCAAGCAATTCTTGTTCTGCACTTGGTATTTCTGGTTCTTCTGCAGTAAAGAATTTATCCAGTATGCCTTGCATATTGTCTGGATTTTTTCTTATCTGCACAACAGCCATAGTAGCTTTGCTATCTCCTTGTTGTGCTTGAGCCAATAATGTATCAAATAAAACTTTGTCTGCTTTTTCTTTTGTTATTCTACTATTTACCATAGTTAAATTATCTAACCCATCAAGATTTTCTTGTAGTGTCTGTGTGTCTATGATACCTGCTTGAAGTAATTGCAGCCCTGTTACAATTTTCTGTGGCTCATCATATCCAGCCATAGCTCCATATACTCTTCTAGTTTTATATGCACCTTGTATATCTTTATTAGGGTCATATTTTTCTGAAAAGAATTGATTGCTATAGTAACCTGATAAATCTTTTGTACTACCACCATACATTTTTTCATCCCACTCTAATCTTTTAGCATCAATCATCTCTATAGCATCTGCCATAACTGTGTGATACTCTCTAATCATAAGTGACATACTTGCACCTAGTTCTTCTAATCCTCTACCTGTAGCAAAACTAAGTGGTGATTGTGAATCATCTGTTATTGGGTATGCACCACCTACACGAAGTTGTCTTTCTATTCTGTCTATCTGTTGAAATATTTGATAAGGAACATTAGATGCTGGTTTAGAAACTTGTGTACCTGGAGCTAGATAGTTGACAGCAAATCTACC